TTTTCCCCGCCCCCCAGAACTCACCTGTTTTAGTGGATGCAATTGCCTGTTGTGCCACTTCTTCTGCGCCCCATTGGGCCATTTGTGCAGGTGACGGATCATACCCATTCTTTTCTCTAAATTCTTGTACTTTAGGATATACTGCAGCAGATACGCCTTGCCATTCAACACCATCAATCTTCCTACCGGCTAGGCTTTCTATGCTACTTTTCATACCTTTCATATTAGGAGAGTATTTGCCGGTACCATTAGCGTACTCATCAAATTCCTTATTAATTTGCGATAATTGTTGAGGATTAAAATATACGCCCATTTGACCGATAAAATCATTTAGGTCATCAATGCTTTTAAATTGACCGTTAGCAATAGCTGTTTTCACGCCTAGTACATTTACCTCTTTAGCCTGTGATGCTTTTGCTGCCGCTTTATTAACTGCTATTTGCGCTTGATTCAATTGCCCTTGCATAGCTCTTGCATATTCAGGATGAGTAGCAGCATAATCTTGTCGAATCTTTAACGCCGTTATATCGGTTCCGCCGTTTTTAGCATCAGCAGCAACCATTTGTTCTACCTCGGCTTTTTGGTTTTCCAAGGCCACAGCACGGCTATGTGCAATTTGTTGCAATTGAGTAGCTACATTACGTTGAATCATTTCTTTACGTTGTTGAGCCTGCGCGGGAGTTTCTGCTTGGGCCTGCCCATTAAATAGACGTGATTTAACTTCTTGTATATATTGGCGAACACTGGGCTCATCACCATTTCCTTGTGGTGCATCCCATGAATAATGATTACCATCACTATCGATGGCATCCGGTGCGCCATCTTTCCAACGTTGCCCGTTCACAGGTCCTGCATACCATGCAGCAAAGGCCCCTTCAACACCATATTTTTGTGCATACTCACCTAATTTGAATGCGGCAACTTTCTTTTGTGCTTCCGGGTCAGACATATCGGCCCCCGGAATACCTGCTTGTTCGCTCCATTCAGGCCAATTACTTGGTAAAATTTGGAATAAACCATAAGCACCTGTCCGACCATTAACAGCGCTAGCATCACCGCCGCTTTCCTGTCCCATTACAGCCGCTTTTAAATTTTCGACAGTTGCCTCACCAGTACTACCCGCAACTTTACCAAATCCACTTTCAAACAATTTATTGGTAACTTTATTCAAAAGGTCTGGATCATACGGGTCAAATTCACCAATGACATCACGAATCGTCTTTTCGTTGCCGGTTGCCAATACCATACTTGCTTTTCGTACTTTTTGCCGATATCCCATGATTTCCTTTTCGTCAATCAATCCGGATTCGGCGACGGCATTAATCATCTTATTTGCACCGTCTAAATCATCATCAGAGATTTTCTTTTCAATCATGGTAACTGCAGTATCTTGCTGTGCCTTTTTAACTTGAAGATTAATCGTATTATCGTCATATCCAAGATTAGCAAGTTGAGCATGAACGCTACCGCTTATTTGTTGCATAGTTTGTCCAAATGAATCAGGATTGCTGTTTACAACGCCGTTATTAGCAATGTTTTGAATGTTCATATTCAACGCCTTCATAGCACTATCCTCATATTGGCCACGAACATATCGATTAATTGTATTAATTGTATTTATTCTGTCGTTATCAACAACTTTGTTAAATGCATTAATCGAATCGGTCATTTTAAAACCATATTTTCTTATGATTTCATTTCGTTTAACAGATTCAATCTCGCTGTAATCAGTAGGAATATTTAATGCATTTTCTCCTTTACGGTTCATAAGACCATTGTCAGGGTCATACATAGCTTGATTCATGGCTTCTGTATATTCATTAGCTGCATTCACTACGTCTACCAATTCTTTTTGCTTTTGGATTTGTAGCATAGTTGAGCCTAAATCGCCAATCGCTTTACCAAGGCTTGATAATCCTTGCTGATTACCACCATATGCCATTTCATTTCCGGCAGCTTGTGTACCGCCTTGAATTGTATTTAATTTTTGGGTTGGATCATAATTAACAAATTTCATATCCTACCTCATTTTGTAATCACGTTTAACAGTCACTACCGGACCCCTATCTGTATATCCTACAGGGTCACCACCATATGTGGTCTTCATCTTTGAACCTGCATACTGCTGTTTAAGACTATACATAGATGATGCAGCACCAAGAATACTACCTACCATTGCCAAATTACCTTGACGTCGTGCATTTTTAGCAGAAGCACGTGCGGCGTTAGCCTCATTCTGATAGTTCATGCCGTTCAGATATTTGTTATAAATAGCATTATTCTTGTTTTGTTCCCAGTTATATACATCTTTATTGTATTCATCATAACTACTAGCCATTAACTGTAATGGGGACCCGGCCATTTGCAATCCACCTGCCCCTGCTTCAGCTGCATTCGTTCCGGCTACAAGGCGCATACGATTATCCATCTTGTCACGCTCTTGTAATTGTTGCATGGCAATTTGCTCTTGTTTGCGGTCAGATATTCGCTTGTTAGCTTCTGCCGCTTGTGCTTGAGCGTTGTACATCGAAACTTGCGCTTTGGTTTGTTGATTTTGCGCAATCAATCCTACGCCGGTACTGACTGCGGTTAAGATTGCCGCTGCGGGTAAGCACATATGAAATCCTCCTTCTTGAGAGTAAATAATTCTAAATCGCCAACTTTTACAGTTGGATGAATAATGGCTCCAATCGATTCGAGCCATCGTTTCGTTTTTATGTTAGTTGTGTGAACGTAATTGAATAGCCATTCCCTAGTCTCTAACCATTCAGCAATAACTTGATTGCTTAATTTGATAAAACGCATCTGCCATCGCATATCGTTTTCTAATACTTTATTACCAAGGAAGTAAATCCCATACATTCCGTTAACTGGTTCTTTTGCAATCCCATATACGCAAATAGCCACATCGTCTTCTACAACGACATGGCTATCATAATCAGGTTTACAAATCTCGGAACAGAAATCTTTGAAGGGGTATAAACGATTCACCTCTTGGACTTCTATGGCATCTATCGCCCTTAGGTTTACTTCTAGGTCATGAATCAATTTATCTCGCCGTGTAGGCTCAATTTCGTCAATTTTATAGTCCCGGAACATCTCTTAATCCTCCGCCAATTTCAACTATGCGAGTTATTGATAATAAATTAAATGGAAATGGATCACTATGCTTTATACATATCGATGTATCTGTTGAATAATTTGTTCCCATTTTAGGTAAAATTACAGGCTTGTCGCCTGTGAACAACTTATCCGGTGGTAATGTAATATCATCCATTCTGTCAAATGTACGGCCAACTTTACCGCCAAACGATTTATAAACTCGCAATACCACTCTTGATACCGTAGCAACTCGGCCTTGTAAAGTACCGTCTTGCATTTGCATTTCCACTGATGGAACACGAATTTTAGAGGTAAATGGTAATCCGATTTTGATATTGCTACCACTGACGTTTAATTGTAATAAGCCATCATCTGGCACAACCGCATCTGGTTGTTGCTTACCATCAATTACAACTTGCACAGTTTGACCGCTCAAATGAGGAATGTTAATACTATCAATTGCATTACTCGACTTAAATTCGACATAGCAATCAAGGAATACATTTACATCATCAGAATACAGCGGCACCATACGCTCAATGCATTTTACCTTTTTACCTTGTAATGTGCGTTCGACAAGAGTGTACAAGCTGTCTTGTTCGCCCTCAGACACGGATTCACAATATAGGTATTTACCATTAGTAACAAAGTGCGACCACCCATACACCTTTTGTTCAGGTATATAGGTCAAGCAATTAATCTCCCCATCATTTCGAATGTAATAAATAATGCTGTCCGGGTCTTGTGCATAAGCACTGGTGATAGTTAGATACCCTCTAACACGAGTCTTAACAAATAGCGTTAAATCTTGCCCTGTATAGTTATCAGACTCATAAGAGTACCCCATATCACGAACAGTGCCGCCACGTTCTTGAACGAATACACAGCGATTACCTATGAACTGTGGTTCACACGATAAGGCCCCTCGTTGGGTTTGTGTCTTTAGATTACAGTTAGTAGGAGTAATCGTCTTATCACCGCTTACAATCCATTCATTACCGCTTGTAAGAATGATTAGATCATTAGCCGGCACTAGATGACGAATCTCATACATCTTGCGGTTAATCACCGGCAAAGTAATCGAGCTATCATCTGTGATAGTACCTTCCACCTTTTCAACGCCAAAGTTTGGATAGTCGCCAGTCCGGCTCATCCAAATATAATTGGGGTTTTTATTTGTAGCAGCAACTACAAAGCGGTCTTGATAAAAAGTACATAACTTAGGATATCCATTACTACGGCCCCAACTACCCATCTTCCATTTAGAAGTAGCCTCGTTTTCAACAATACCATTCAAGATATTAATCTTCATTGTTTTAGCATCTACAAATTCTTTAAATTCGATAATGCCCCATGTAGTGTATGGAAGAATTGAAAGGTCAACATTACATTCACCACTTTTTATATCTGATTGAATACGTAGCTTTGCATTCGGTTCAATTTTTCCTGCATCTGTTACGTTATAGTCATTGTTAGAGGAGTATGTACGGTAATCTTTCCAAGTCGTCCCATTATTGGTGGTAATTTGAAGTTTAACGGTACCAGTCCATGTCCCATGCGTTGTAAATTTCCAAGCTAGGTCTTGGTCTGTGGAGTAGGATTCTACATTGTAATTAATGTTGTTGTACTCATTCCATTTATGAACACCGCCCATAAATGACCGTTTTTCTTTTTTCTCTACTACAACACCAGTATTCTTTGTATGAACAGCTGCAACAAAATAGCCTAGTTGCATGACCATGCCGACCATATCCGCATTAAATAGATCTTTGCTAGAACGAATTGTATCACCTGTTACCGTAACGGTAGAGTTAACATCTGTATTGATTGTGTCATACGGTTGTTCCGTTAACTTGTAGGCTTCAAGTCGCCAGTCAGTATCACTATACCGAGATAGTGTTTGAATAGGATACTTGCCACTACAAATGAACATTACATCGCCAGATTGGCTACAATTCAAATCAAACAATATATCGCTAGTGAAAGGAGTTGTAACTTCAATACCGGTATAAACTCCGTAGTTCCACACTCGAATATATTTGTCGCCAAACTCGAGCATAAATGAATTATTGGTATTCGTAGTAAATTCAAATAATCGTGTCGGCTTATCGCTATATTTTACTTGCCCCACATATTGACTGCCTTGACGTTTTGCAACGGCTCCATATGGACGAATAACCACATTCTCTGCTTCCAATAAGGCACTTTTATATTGCTCCAAATCAAAGCGACTCGATACGTCCGGGGATACTTCACCAGTTGTAAATGCTAATTGCGATATATAGATAGGATTACTCATTACCAATCCCTCGCTTTCACATAGCTAGATATATAAACTGCATCTTGTTTACGCTCCTTTGCGTTCATTCCTTTTGCTTCTTGAACTGCTGCTTGATATAGTTTATAAGACTGGTCAAATAAACCTCTATCCCCAGTTAGTGGCATAGCCAACGCACTAGCCAATTTACATTGCAACATGTACAAGGATATAGAATCCCAAACATCTAAGTCAGTCACGTCATATATATAATCAATAAATGCTAGTGGCACATCACTCACTATGCATTTTTTGTTGTTTCCAATATTAAAGATGTTGTATTCCGGTTGCGATTCCGCATGAAAGCGATCGCCTTGTGGAATAACCCCTAATATCCGAATACATTGTTCCGGATACGCATATACATAATTCCACCCATTAATTTTATGGGCGGACAATACCAATTTTTCATTTTTTCGAGCAAAATTCCATTCAAATTGTCGCAATACCAACTGTCTAGTTGGGTCATATTGCATACGGCATTGGCGGCCTTGCTCAGTTTCTTCTTCAAATGAGTAAAGCAACCCTGCATTAATTAATGCAAGTGCTTGATTACAGATGTCAGTAGGTGTCATATTTCCCCCTATATGGTAATAGAGGGATGCATAAGCACCCCTCATATTGTCACTTATTCTTCCGTAGTATCGGTTTTCTTTTTGCTTGTTTTCTTAGGTTTTTCATCTAGTGGATTTTCATTGCCGGTATTGTCACCTTCAGTATTTTCATCTGGTGGATTTTTGTCACCCGGCTCTGTTTCAGTAGGCTTGGTTTCATTTACCGGTTCTTTATCTTTAAGCTTAGATTTTGGGTTAAAGATTTTTGCTACTTCATCTTCATTACCAGAGAAAAGCTGTTTAAAATAATCAGGCTCAAATTCCTTAATTTCTTCTTCAGAGAAATCAATACTTTCACCTGCTTGAATTAATCCACGGTTACCGTGGTACATAGTTTCTTTAGCCGTAAAATTCATAGTTGCACCTTCTTATTTCAAATTCACACCATCTGTTAAGAACGATGTAATAGTAGCAGCAGTCATATTGTTAGCATTAATGCGAATGAACTTTTTCGCACCTGCAGGAAGTCGACCTTTGTATTCTGTACCAGCTTTGGAGTTCTGTGGTAATGTAACACCTGTTAACAATGTGGCATCAGCCATATTTTCCTTATCAGATGTGTACACATTAAATAAAGGTGTACCTGTAACGTCTTTATCTAAACGAATATACAACCATAAGGCAACGGCAGCATCGCCACCGTTACCATTCATCACTACGTCAGAATTGGTATTTGCAGTGATTTCTTTTTTCCAGAAAAATGTATTTTGTTCATCAATAATCATTGAATTATGTTCCTTTCTTTACGCAATAACACGAGATTCAGTGCTTAACAATGCATCAATTTTGCGAACTGGTACACCGTTTGCACGAGTAACGAGTTTACCCATTTCCATATCTTCAGTGATAGTGGAACCATGTTTTGTGTTCTTTTGTAAACGCAAGAATGTACGCAATGTACGGTTCATATACCAAACTGGACGAACACCACCAAGGTTAGGAATACGTTCTTCCGCTTCAATCATTAAGTTGATAAGATCCGCACCGGCTTTAGCATCATTTGTCAATTTCGTAACATCGATATTGGCAATACGAACAACATTTCTCCAGTCACGTACAGTCAAACCAACATCATGTTTAAAGTGAGTACGATACGCTTCGAACATGGAGCCATCGTCTTTAGTAACAGTAACAACGCCTTTATCTTCTTGGTGTAAGCCTGCTGCAGAACCTTCAGGATAAATGCCATGAACAGATAAAGGACCCCAACCAACAAGCCAAATAGACGCCAAGTTACCTGTGCCGCCTGCATCAAGAATATTTTCTGCACTTGCTGCTTTCTTAATATCAAGAGTATTGAATCGAGGGGCCAAGCCAATGAATTTTTCTGGCGTATTTTCATCGCCATAGAAAATTGTACGGCATAATTCTTGACCCATAGATTCAACGAATGCTTTATCTTCAGTTGCACGGAAGGATGCTTTATCTTTGGATTTATCAACAAGTGCTTTATCAGTTTGCGAATATGCTTCAAGCATACCGCATACGTCAGTAATTTGACGTGTGGAGGATTTAGACGCTTGAACACCGCCATATAATTTACGCCATGTAACATCTGGTAAACCAGTACGTACAGTCGTTACAAAGCTAGACCCTTGGTTACATTCGACCATCGTCATATCTTGAATGATTTCAGTGGATTGGTCCAATTGCTCAATAATTTGAGCGACATTACCATTAGGATCCATTCGTTTTTGCAAATCTAAAAGTGTTAAATTTTGAGTTCCAATTGTAGCCATTAATTATTTACCTCATTTCTTATACATAGATGGATACATGTTTTGTTTTGCTGCTTCTTCAGAATTTTGACCGGTTCCAGCTTGTCTTGTGCCTTTACCCGGGTCTTCCTGAACCATTTCACCAACGGCCGCAAACACCTTAATCATGTTGATGTTGTTGTCGATATGACTATCAACAAGTAATTGACGTAATTCCGGTACCGCTTTAGTTAGTGCCTCGATGCCTTTACCTGCGAGGGCTACAGTTTCATCGAATTTACCGCCTAATTCCTGTTTAGCTTGGTCATAATCCGCTTGTCGCTTTTCAACAATTGCTTGCTCTTGCTGCTCTTGATAAGCAGTCAAGATATTTTGTGCATACTGACTGCCAAATTTAGCTAATTCAACAGCCTGTTCCTGTGTTGCACCGACTTGATTTAGCAACTTACTAAAATCAGCAGATACAGTTTCATCGAGTTCAGTACCTTCAGGGAACACGGATTTGAAATCATAAACTGTTGGTTCAGCAGGTGGCGTATTATCACCGCCTAGTACAGATGGATTGCTACCTTCACCATCTGGTTTAGCAGGTGGTTCAGTAGGTGGCGTAGGATTATTTTGGTCCGGATTCGCGCCCGGTTCATTGCCAGTCATGCTATTGTTAGCTCCCATATTTTCTTCAGCCATTTTGTTTCTCCTTTTCGACTAAATTATTAAAATATTCTTGTTGCCCGATATATTCGAGCTGCGCTTGATGGTACTGTTTAACACCATCGGTGCCTAATTTAACTAGGTCCTTATGGAATGACAGCCCTATCGAACGCCTTCCTTCGTTAAAATACGTCTCACTATTTCCAGTGAACGATTGCTTTAATATGCCTGAGCGGTCCATGAGCCTACAAAAAAACCACCTACCTAGCTCTGTGCTAAGTACGTGGTTAAGTGCTTGCTTATCTCGCTCTTGCATATAATCTTTAATTGTTTTCATCTAAACACCGTCCATTCCTAGCCACTGCTGCAATGCAGGATTGCCATCATTGGCGGCGTCTGTTGCCTGTTTTGCTGCTTGCGCCATTCCCGGAGCAAGTTGTGCAGCTTGCATCATCTGTTGCTGTTGTTCCTGTTCAGCCTGTGCCTGTGCTTGTTGTGCTAAGATTTCTTGATATTCGTCATCTGAACGAATAATCTTAGCCGGAACACCAAGATTTACACCGTATGTATTGGCCGCTTCCTCAAAGTTGAACTTGTTGACGATATTAGGATTAGCTTGTGCCAAACTCATGATGAACGCAAAATACTGTTCGATATTTACCAATGAACTCATCTTTTGCGCCTGAGCAAGTGGTGAGATATATTCAATCTTCACTTCTTGTCCGTTTAATTGGTCTAAGATTTCCTCATCCTCAACAGGTGGAAATACACCGGCACGATCTAGGACGGAATACACACGTTCAATGATTGGATTTAAGAATTCAGATAGCAACCGTTCGACCACCGGGCCTAATTGTTGCAGTTTTTCTTGGGTCCTCTCCATTACTTCCCGAGCCGTCATCTGGCCCTTGTCGATTTGGTCTAACATCAAGAATAAATCAGCACTATAGGCTCTCTTGATTGAATCCTCTGTAACTGCAATCTTATTCTGGATATCCTGTAAATTAGACTGCACAGCAAACATCGGTTCAACTTTATGTTGACCCTCAATCTCTGTAATGCCACCCGGATATAAGTTAACCGTGCTAATGACATCAGATGGTGCTTGCATAGGAGGCTTAACACCTAACTCAACGGCTGTTAGATAATCGAATTCCAATTTCTGTAGCATTTGTGAATCTGGTTGAGCGAACCATGCGGCCCCCTTGCCGTAACCATTTAGATCCATCGACGTATGCCGAGCGATTGGAATTGGCCACTCTTCAAAGCCACCATGATATAACACTTCATCGCTATTGCTACCTTCGACCCAATAAATGGACGAATACGGCATATTGCGACGTCCTAACTTATCCTTACGGTCTTTGTTAGGCTCAACAAACCAGTTGACTGTGAATGACTGCTGCAAGCTGTTGCCGTTGTCGTAAATATTCTTAACGTTATCTGGACAGTTATCATACCCAAACTGTTCGACAATCTGATCTACTGTCATTTTGTATTTACGACCAAAGACATTTACGGTTTCCTTGCTGTTAGTGCTAATGGCATAGGTCCCAACCGGATACGATGTGAAACGAACACCAAATTCACTATCAGCAAATATCCCCATTGGAGCTTGCCCAATAGGCAATTCCATATAAACTTGGTGAACTACGCTGTAGAAATTGGATTTAGCAAGAACCGCATACAGGATTTCTTCTCGTTCATCCAATAGTTCAGCGACTTGGCTATTCGCTGCTACATCGATATTCTCCATGGTTAACTTAAACCATTTACGGCTTGGAGGCGTTAAGCCACTCATGACGCCACTGGCAAATATCTGACAAGATTCCCAAGCTACAGGATTTAGAATTTTACCGTTATAAGGTTCTGATTGGTCGTCCTCACCATCAAATTGACCTATGAACGGCAACTGATAGTCCCTCAATTGTTTCCATTTATTTATGTATCGTTGTTGCGCATTAAATAGTTGAGAGAATTTCTTTCTCAACTTCGTATAATCACGCTTAACAGGCTTAACACCCGCTGTAGGTTGTCTAGCCAGTAAAGATTCCATTTCCGCCATACTATCCCCCTAAAATTGATTTTTGACCACTTCCTGTTGGTCCTAAAATAGTAGATTCAAAGCCACGTTTGAATTTGCGTTTAGTTTCTGCCATTTCCTCGCCAGTCTGATTGCTCATATTCGCTTGAACAACCGGAGCCGGAGCAGGTGGTGTATAGTTAGCAGATGCACCTTTCATACACATCTTTATCCCTCACTTTCTACAATTAAAAAGGATTGTAACTTGTATTAGCTACAATCCTATTGCCTGTTTCGCTTTTTTTAACGACCCGCGCAGCAAAGGTCAAGGCTAGAGCATCACCTTTATTCGGAGACGGTAACCCTCTGTCTTTCATATCTTTTTTACTTTCAAGCTGAATGCGGCCATTCTTATCGATGATTGCTTCAGGTCCTACAATATCATCATATAGGGCTTGGTCATTCGGCGGAATAGAACCGCCTTCACGGAGCCATTCTTTCATCTGACCCCACATGTAAGCCCTCATATTGAGATATACAGGGTCATTACTCTTGCCGCCAAACTCAATTAACCGCCATTTGCGCCCTAACTGTTTACCAATGGAGTATATCCCTGTGCCATACCCCATATCAATGAATACGGCATCAGCTTTGTATTCATCCTCAAACTGAGCAATCAGTTGAGCCATGCGCCAGTCATCATCATTCTTAGGAATTGAGGCCAGTGGCTTCATATAGTAGCCTTGCCGCATTACTATTTCTAAAGAGTCTGAACCAGTCCACGCAGGATCTACACCAATGATTACCGGTAGATGTTCAAATTGTCCCGGCTTATAGACTTGCTTTTGTGCCTTGTCAGCAATTTCCGTAGAGATAAACTGCAA